ATCCTGATTTGCCGCTATTTGTAACAGCAACTGTTTAATCTCTTGCATATCTTCTTCTAGTTTGTTCAATCGAGCTTTGTCTTCAGTCTTTTCTATTTGTTGTCTTTTTGCAAGCTCACGTTTCATATAATACTCATTTAGACCATTTCTATCTGTATTTAGAATGGCCTTAGAATCAGTATCTCTAACGAATGGTGTATCATTAACTTGTACTAGTGGCATATTATACTCCCGATGGGAATGCAATTGCACGAAGATCACGCACTTTTGGAACATCAACTGTATCTATACCAGTCATAACAACTTTAATAGCAAATGTTCTAAATGTAGAGAATCCAGTTGTTGAAGTTGTGTATGCAACAGAATTGTTTGCAACACCACCAGTTCCTGGTGCAAAAGTTAATTCACGATAATCATTTCTATTTGTAGCAACAAAGTTTTCGTTACCAAGTTCTGTCATCAATTGATAGTTTTTATTATCAAATAAATCACTATCAGACTTAGAAAGGATTTTGTAATAAACATATATGTTAGAATTTGATGGTTTGTATCCAGTCAAATAAACACGAAGATCACCAGAATCAAATCCATCATTTAGAATAACTTTACGGGTCATATAACGCACATTAGCATTACCACCAAGTTGTTTATCTTCACCATTATATGTAACAGCCGCACCAGAACCACCGCCTGATCCAGGAGTTATCGTAATCGTTGGTGATGTTGTATAACCAATACCACCATTTGTGATATAAACAGAATTGATTGTATTAGATAGAACATTTGCCGAAGCAGTTGCACCAACACCCCCACCACCTGTGATTGAAACAGTAACGTCAGTAGAATTGGCATAACCAGTTCCTGATGATGTGATAAAGATTTCAGAGTTTCTTAGTGGCAGATTGTTAATAATATTTTCAACAATAGTAGCACCAGATCGTGAAGAATCTACAACAGGACTTATGGCAGGATTCAATGTTGACATTACTGCCTGTAAGACAAACGAATTATTACTTGTTGTAATAACACGGCGTCCAAATCCATCATCCATATAATAATCTTGCAATGGAAGAATAGGTTGGAAACCAGTTGAACCACCACCAGCATCTACTGTAGTGTTAAATGAGTATGCAACAGATGTATTACCAAGGACTAAATCGTTAGTAATCAAATGTGTCAAATCGTATGGTACATTTGAACTTGGCGCAATTACATTAAACTTCAATGTGGCCGCTGTTCTTGAAAATACACTTCTGTATATTCGGAACAACATATCAGATGTTTGATCCGCAGTCCATGTAGAACCATTTTGTGATAAGAATAGAGATCCACCATATGCCTGTTCTGAAATTTGTCGTTGTTGTACGATATCTAATTTACCAATTTCAGCAACATATGTTTCATATTTGTTAGAATTGGAAAAGAATACAAATGAGTGTTCACCAGGCTGCATATAAATTGGTGAATCAAACTTAAACTCAGTATAACTATTTGCATCATCTAAATTTGGACTATCTGTTGTTTTAACTTTGTCTGGTGTCAGAGTAACTGTACCATTTGGATAAATGACAGATGCAGATGGTACACCATTTACTGTTGGTCTAAGTTGTAGTGTAACAGGAACAACAGCATCTTTTGATTTAAAACATGCACGAATTCTACTAAGATACATTCCTTGTGGATATGTATTTGGGTCAATCAAAAATGTTTGTGCAAGTGGATCATACCAACCAACAATACCCTGTGTTGTAGAAACACCAGTAACTTTAGAAATTGGTTGTGCTTGTGATACAGCCGTTCTTTGAACTGTTGGTTGTGTAATAGAAAGAATTGTCGCCTCAACTGTTTGTACAGCACCTTGAGCAAAGAATGATGCATCGCCGTTAGTTGTAGACGAGACAACATCGTTGATGTTATTATCAATTAGACGAACTTTCTTTTCACCAATTCTAAATGTTGATGCGGGTATTGTAAAGATACCTGCAACATCACCAGCGGCAGTTGTTTTCATTCTACCAATAGAGTAAGATGAATCATTGGCAATAGGAGTTGTTGTCCATGTGCCAGAAATCATTGCAACTCTTGTTGCAGGATTATATGATGTGATTGTTGCAGTTTGGCCAAGACCTGTTCCAGCAGCAACAAAAATTACAGATGCATTGTAATCCGAAACATTGTTTGCAGAATTAGCATCAACCGCTAATGTAATAGAGTTAGTATTTGCGGCAGTAGCACGACCTGTATAATGGTCATAACGAACAATCTTAGAAGATGTTCCTGTAGATTGGCCAATCAAATTTGCAGAAGCGAGATTATAAGAACCAGTTGGTTGATTATTAACAATGAAAACTTCAGTATTAGATGTTCTTACTACATATGCAGTACCAACAGAAGCTGCAGTACTATTGTTGTAAATAGTTACTTGTTCAAAATTACCAATCTCAGTTCTGTAACCAAGGTTGTTGTTTTGTAATGTAAACTTGTTTGCTCGATTTGTATATGCTTCAACAGCTGTTGTATCAAAGAATGGATATAATGTTGTGTTTGGTTTAAAATCAGAACCAACCATCAAAATTCCCTTACTTCTCATGTAAGGAATAATAGATAGGTCAACTAATCTGTCACCAATGCTTTGTCTAATAGTTTCTGGAGCAATGTGTGAATAAAGACCTGTACGAGTACCAGTACCAGTTGCAGTTGTTGTAGTTGTTTGCGTTCCCATGATGGATATACCACCGCGGAAATCAATGAATGCAGGACCAGTTGTTGATGTAGTTGTTCCTGTCCAATTATCTTGCCATGCACCCCATGTGTAATCATATGGTGTAGTCAATGAAGTAATTCTACTCCATGCATCCGCATCTCCACCGATATTAACTACAACATCAGGTTGACGATTTGTATCTAACCAGATATCCGTCGTAGGATCAATTGAAATTTTACCAATATAATTAGTAATGTTAAAAGGATTGATACTTGTTGCTTTTGACGCCTTTGGTTGGTCAATGAACATAGTATCAGTGGAACTTACAGTAATAGAAGTTCCGTTCTGTGTAAATCCAGAAGAATTAGCGGAATCAAATTGTAAAGAAATAGAACTCACATTAAATGAAGGAACTAATTCTTTTGCTCTTGGCCAAACAGCAGCTTTATAATCTGGTTTTGCAACATCGGCAACACCAGAACCAGTAAATGAATCTACAATAATACCATTTTTAAATCTTGGTAAGTTTTGAGAATCAAGAATTGTCAAGTCTTGTTTAGAAACAGTATTTTGTTCTAATAAAGATAATGAAGTATAGTACTCAAGATTTTCAATACGTTTTTCGATAACACCAATATCTTTCATAGTATATCTTCTATAATTGATAAATTGAGTGCTTACATTTGACGTATTCGCAACATAAGCTGGATTACGCAAAATGTACAATGTCATTGAGTTATCTTTGTCTTTAGGATCATTTGGATATAAAGATGACACACCTTTTATTACCTCAAAAGTTTTATCTTTATTTAAAACAATTTTGTCATGTCTTGGCAAATAATAACTGTAACTCAAAAGAATATCGGAACCATTCTCAGGTATTTTTGGACCAGTTGATGAAGAATCAACATCAAACACAACCGTATTTGCCGTTGCAGCAGTTGCTGTAGCACGAACTGGTCTAAAGTCTAAACAATCACGAAGTGGATAGTTTGTGCCAGTAGATGCAATATATGTTGGAATGTTTTCGTATGTGTAGCTACTGTATGAGTCGTTTGTAAAGAATCCAGCACCAGACGATGAAAATCTGTCAAACTTAATAACAAGAGGACCAACAGGTGTTGAATAACCAGGATTCAATTTAATTGAAGAATGGTCATAGAATGAATCTCTTTGACCAGTGTCTAATGTGTATCGTGCAGTAACATCGATAGCACTTGCAACATTTGCCTGAGTAATATATGTATTGTTGAAATCTAAAATAGAAACAATTCGAATAACGTCAGATGTGTACAATGATTGTGCAACACTTGGTACTCTAACAATGTTATTAGCGGCAATTTGAATTTGGCCGTTTGATGCATAAAGATTCACACCACCATTGGCAAATATGTTTACGCCAGCGGATAATTGTAATGAAGTATTTGCAGGTGTATATGTTTTAGTTTTTGGATTTGGTGCAGTTGCATCAATTGTTGCATATACGTTTGCAGTTAAATTAAGACCATTTGTGATTGTAATTTTTCTTGTTGCTTGGTCAACTGTAAATAAATTAGCAGGAATAGTTTTACCTACTTCATATGCAGAAGAACCAGCTGCAGTCACAACAACTTGATAGTTTGCCTGTCTTGTACTTGTTGATGTGGCAGTAGATAATGCTTCACCAGTGCCAACAGATAATGCTGAAGATTGTAAACCAGCACTAAATCCAACAGATTCATACAGTCTTCTGTATGATAATGAGAGACCAGTAATTGAACTATTAGCAATAAAGTTTTCGCCCAACTTAAACAATAGAGGTTCTGTATTAGTATCACTAATGAATACATCATCAAAAACTGTAGAATGATCTTTTGAACGCTGATCGATATCAACAGCAGCAACTCTTGCAGTTGCACCAGCACCATTAGTAACAACAATTGAGTTTACATCATTAAATTCAAAGTCGATTGAATATGCAGATGCATTTGTTAGTGTTGTAACAAAAGGAGGATCTATAGTAATTGTCTGATTTACACCACTATAGTTTGTAATCATTCTAGCTGGTTCACCAAGACCTGGTCCACTAGTAATTCTAAACTTCGCACCAATATATGCGTTATCAGTAACCAATCTATTATTGGCTGCAATCATTGTGTTAGCGATTTGAACTGCACTAACATTAATTGCTGTGTTAACTGTACCAGTCAATGAACCAACATTTACATCAAACAAGAAAGCCTTGTACTGATATGTCGCAGAGTTAGATGTGTTTGCTGTTGAATCAAATCCAATAGATTTAATTCTTGCAGTACCAATCTTTGTATTAGAAATAGTTGCAGTAGATGTTACATTAATTACAGAATTTGGAACACAATGTAAATCTACAGTCTGTAAACTATTAATTGGCAATGTGCCATAAAGTGTATTTGCGTAGACATAATATCCATAGTCTGCGGTAATACGCTTACTCACTACACTTTCAGTTTCTCTTGGTTTTGGAATGATAAGTGTAGTAGGTGAAACCGTTTCAAATTCGTAACCATAAACATATGCCTTGCCTGGAGACAAGATAACTTCCATATTAGCTGTATTTGCTGCGGATGTGTTTAGTGTTAAATTAAATGGTCTAACGGTGTAGTTACCCGATTCATCAAATGTTCTACGTGCTAAAGTGTCCTCTAATACTGAATAGATTGGGAATCTAGCGTACTTTGTTAAAGCACCTTCTTCAATTCTAGCTAACTCAAGGAACTGAGTATCGTCTGTAGACTCAATACTTCTTTGTGATAGTGTTAAATTAACTTTATATCTATCAGATCCAGGTGCTTGATAGTTGGAAGCATCTTGTGCTGGATCTAAAAGAGTTGTATCAGATGTATATGATACTGTGGATTCTGTAATTTCAAAACCTACTCTTGCATTTGCAGTATTTGAATATTTTGAAACGGCAATAGTTTGTGCATCATTCTTAACAAAGAAACCTTCATAGTAATACACACCTTCATTGACAGAGAAGATTTGACCAGTGCCTATACCAGCAGTTGCAATATTAGCAGAAACAGTATCAGTTTCATAAGTCTTGATTGTGTCACCGGCAGCAAACTCTGTACCATAAATGTATTTTACCAATAGAGTTTTTGGATCACCAGTACCTGCATCTGCATCGAATGCTTTAAGGACAAGAGCTTTCTTTGTTGGATTTGTATTATCATCAACAAGTGTCTTGTCAATAAAGTTATTTGCTGTTACAGCAGAACCCAAGAATGTAGAATCTAACTTTAGATATGTTACATTTTGGAAAAAAGTTTGACCACCAGTTACAACAGAACCGTTCTTATATACAGAATTACCAAAGCGTTGAACTTGCTTTTGTAAAATTGTTTGTAGTTGTGTTAACTCACGAGCTTGAACCGCATATCCTGGCTTAAACAACATACGAAGAAATTTCTTATCTTCATCATAGTCATCATAATATGGGTTTACATTAAAATTGGTATCAAGAGCCATTGACTATCCTTAGAAACTTACGACTAGTTTAATATTTTCAGCTTGACCGTCAGCACGATCAATCTTTGTTGTGTTTTCGATATATAACATATCACCAGTATATGGTTGAAATTCTGGATTTTTTACCGCAGTTACAGTTCTAGAAACACCAGAACCAACGCCGATTAACGGCAAACCAGTAATAAAATTACCTTGTACTTTAGACAAATGTACACCATTTGTCGTTTGTGAGTTTACGAATCCATATGCATTCGGGTTAACTACCGATCCTTGATAAACATATTCGTTCAAAGTAAATGCACCACCAGCAACAACGTCTAAATTTGTAGTTTGAGAAACAACAGAATTAGCAGTACTTGTATTAGCTGCAATCGATAACCCATATTTATACGGGTCTCTTAACAATCCAAACTGTCTAAATGAAGTATCTACAGAAATTAATCCCTGTTCTGTAGAGTCAATTTCACCAACTCGTACTGCAACCATAACATTATTTGCATTCAATTCTTTCGCAGGATTGAATGAGTGTCCAAACTTTGGTGGTAAAATAACTCTTGCGACTGCACCAGAGCCTGAACCATAGATATATGCATTCGCTCTAGAGTAACCAGAACCAATAGTCGATACAGTTATTTTAGAAACATTAGCAGATGCAGCAGCAACACCAGATGCTGTATTAGACAAAACAGCAGAAGCAACTGCACCAATACCGTCTCCATAGATGTAAACTCTCGTTGAAATTGTAATATTATTTGCATTACCTCCAGCAGCAGTAGTTGCAGCTGATAATGTAATTGTACCAGTTGTATTTGAAATAGAACTAACATATGCATCAGTCGGTAAACCAGTGCCTGTGATTGACAGATTACTTAGATTACCAAGTGTTGGAATACTGAAAACTGATAGTGTCAATGAAGTATTTGACAATTGTAAAACAGTTTGACCAGCAGTAAATGCATTGACTTTGATGTTTGAGGCTTGTCTATAGTTGAGACCCTTATTTGTCAACACGATTGTAGTCAATTCACCATCAACTACACCAGCTGAATTTACACCATAGTCTAGTGCAGCTGTTGAAGTTGGTGCTGGCGCCCAAGAAGTTGTAAGAAATTTATTTGATGGTTTAATATTGTACATATATTTCCACACATAACCATCAGCAGTAGAAATATTACCATTAGAAGTTGTATAGTCACCTGTTGGTTCTATACTAGAATTTGCAGACGCACTATTAGAAACACACTTATATACGTTTCTGGCCGATGTAATGACATACATCGGTTTTAAATTTTGAGTTGTATTAGAAGACAGTAAAGTACCAATATCAATCGTATCATCGTATTGACGATATTGTGTATTAGATGTCCAGTTATTTCTTGGTACAACCAATTGAACATCATTACCAGTTGCACGTTTTGCGGCAAAGATATTATCCCAAGTTACTTTCTCAGTTGTGATCGTATCAACTATAGAATCTGGAGAAGCTTCATTTGCATAGGGAACGTGATTGCCAATAAACACATAATATACTGTTGGCACACCCTCAGAGAACGATTCTTTGAATTGTTCTGCGTTATTGAATGATAATTTTTTATTGATTATTGCTGTCATAAAGTCTATTTATGTCACTATAATTAAAGTTTCACTGCTAGAATTAGTAGTAAATGCAGAAGAAACAGAAATATTTGTGTTACTGATGATACTGTTTACAACTCTTAATTCACCATTAACTGCAATACTTGTACCAACAGTTAGTGTTCCTCTCGTATTTGCAATATTAAATTTAGTGTTTAGACCAGTAACATAGATCGAACCACTTGCTACATTAACAGTACCAGAAATGGAATTTGCAGTTGATGTGTTTATGTAAATTGTATTAGCTGAAATAGCAGAATTCTTATTCAAATCCGCATAGTTAACAAAACCAGCTGGATGTAATAACTCTTTAAGAATTGTTTTATATTTTGTAAATTGAGTTAACGAAGATGTGATGTATGAGTAATCAACATAGAAGTCACTGCCTTGAAGTTTTCGTTCTGAACTTGAAAGAATAGAATCTGAAGTTGTCCAACGGCCAGGCAATATAGAGTATGATGCACCAATTGTTGCAGTAGCAGTTGCAGTACCATCACCCTTAGTAGTCAAATCAACTTGTGGAATATATTGATAACCAGTACCACCACTCGTTACTTTGATTGTAATGATTTGACCAGGAACTGAATCAGTCAAAGCACTCAATCTTTCACCATCACCTATTAAAGAAGTGATTGCGACATTCGCACCAGAACCAGTTGTTGATGAAACTGAAACAGTTGGGAAACTACCCTGAGTGTAGTTAATACCACCAATAGTACCCCTCGATAAAGAACCGATTGGTGAATTATTTGACCATACAGTACCATCACTAAATGAGAAAGCTGCATTAACAGTTGCCGATGTAGAAGAAGTTACCGCATTAATAAATCGTTCTTGGCTTCTAATTGTAATTTTATCTCCAACACCCAATTCAGTACCAAATGCAGTACCAGTACCAACAACAACAATTGAATTGTTTAATACGTTTGCAGTACCAGCAACTCTCTGAGATTGTGGTCTAATTTTTGTAATTGTACCAGAACCTTGAACTTCAGTTACGGCAGCAGCTGCACCATAACCATATGTACCAGATGGATTTGTTCCAAAAATAATTTCATCACCAACTTTATAGTTTACACCACCATTGTTAACATCAATTCTACCGACTGAACGATATGACTTAATGTCATAGATTGCACTGCCAAGAAGATAACGAGCGCCTTCTGAATCAAGTATTGCAGTATTAACCGAAGTGTTTGAGAACAAAATAACAGCGTTAGTCATTGGACCAAGGTCTGATATAGTCAATGTTGTTAGTGCATCAAAGATTCTAGTACTGATGTTTTCGCCAGCGGGAATAACTTGTGATGGGAATCCATAATCTGCAGCTGATAATGCTATATTAGAATATGAATTGATAACGTCATCATTAATAAGGAATGAAATTGCCGCATTTGCACCAGATGTATCAACAGCATCAATCGCACCAGTAATGAATGTATCACCTGGAGTATTTGAACTTGAAATTAATGACGCAGTATGAAATCCTGCACCACCATAATTAACAACAATTCTATTAGTAATACCAATTGTAACAGACTCAACTTCAGCAGCTGCCACAGATGTGGCACCACCACCCAAGATGGTTAATTTATCACCAACATTATAAGATGCACCAGTTCCAGTAACTAGAATTGTTGTGAGAATTGAAAACGTATCTGCATTAAGAACAATCTTTGTTCCATTTGGATCAATAATATCAGTTACAATTTGTTCACCATTAGTAAATATACCACTTAGAGTTTTTTTATCCATGAACAGTTCAAATGGTAAACCAAAATTCAAACGGTCCGTAATAATTCTTTTTGTTGCACGTTCAATAACTGCAATTGCACCAGAAGTTACACCAGTAACTTTTCTGTTGTTTAGTAATGTAACATCAAAGTTACTGTAAACTGCTTTAATCTGTGAGTTTGCAGCTGGTGCAGAATTGAAAACTAATTTACGAGATTCTTTTCGTATACTGTAATCAGTACTGTATACTTTTAATACACCATCAACATACACAGAAACTTCATCAGTATTTACTGGTTGCGCCAAATAGAAAGTAGTATTTGCACCTGTGCCAGTATACACACTACGAATACCAGTTTCTAATTTTAAAATATTGTCAACTGTCCATTGGCCATCTGAAACTTTAAGAATGTTATTTTTTGGTAAAATAACTTCAACTTCATCACCAAATAACAGTCTGAATAAAAGTTTAAAAGACTTCTCATTACCTCTTGCAAGATAAAGAGGCAATACATTCTTAATTAGTGTTTCTTTATTAACTTGTACATCTCTAGGAATAAGAGCTGCGTACATATTAAAGAAACTTTGCTCAAAGGTACTAATAGATGCATCAACATCTGAAAGGTATCTTAAATCTTTACCTAATGATAATACATTATTCTTTTGAGTGCCTTGAGATTTTTCTAAAAACTCGTAGTAAGCTTCTAAAAATGAAATGAATATGGGATATTCGTCCCGAACAAATTCAGGAACTTGTTTACTAACAAGTAATGAGGTTTTGTAATCAGACATTAAATTTTAACTAAGTCTACTGTTATTGCTGTTGGATCTGTCTCATCAATTGTAATAATTGTGTTTCTGATTGTCTCAACAATACCCTTTTCTGATTCGATAGAAATGCGAATATATCCATCTGCCGAATCAACAGATAAAATATTAATGTCATAAATTTTAATTATGCCATTATCATAGTCGATATATCCAACATTATTATCTATAACCTGTCTTTCAGCATTTGAATCGTAATATATAGTTCTTAATGTTCCAACACGACCATCAATGATAGCGACAGCACTTGCGCCATAACCACTGCCACCAGAGATAGTTACAATAGCTCTAGTGTAGTCTGTTCCTCTTTTAATAATATTAATAGCTTGAACTCGACCATTCAGAATTACAGCTTCTGCTTCTGCACCAGATCCATCACCAGTAATTGTTACAGTTGGTGCAGTAAGATAGCCACTTCCAGCATCAGTTACCTGAATTGAATTAATACCAGAATATGATTGTGGAATTTCATCAAGTACTACTGTTCGTTGTACTCCATCCATATCATAAACATTAAATGATGTAGATACAAGCTTGTTTGTGATTGTACCACGCTGTAATGGTGCATCATAATTAATCGTATAATTTTTACTTTGATTTAAAACTGGTAATAATCTTTTCTGTAAACGGACAATAGTTTCAGAACCCACGATTGCATTTAAGTTTGAGCCGTCAATGTTGTCTTGTAATTTAGAAAGAATGAATCTTGCACCAAACTTGTTTAAGTTAATATCTCTGTAACTAATAACTGAATTGCGAATATCAACTTTAATAGCATCAGCACTTACTGTTGTTTTTCTTGGATCATATTTAACATAACTGTTTACCAATAGATACAAATATTTTGGATCAACAAGTTGCGTTTGAATGGCAACAATTGATTTTGGTTTTACGATATCGTCAATAATTCTTTTCTTTTCTGTCTCTGAAATATAATAGTCTTTTTTAGGTTTGATTGAAACAAAGACTTTACCATAAACAGGAGGAATTTCATCTTCACCACCCCAAACAGAAATAGAATCTAGAGCTGGATAATTCTTCTGAATATAGGTTTCATAATCTTTAAATGTTACCAGTCTATTTTGTGTAGCAAATTGCGCCGCTGAACTTTGTTTAATTGAGTCAACTGTTTCTCTATCAGAACCTCCAGCTGCTGTGTTTGTAACAGTAACAGTAAAAGCACTATATCCATTTAATGTTGCTGTTGGTATAATAGTATCAACACCATTAGCTAAAGAACCATTAGTTGTGAGGTAAGTCATTGTAACAATTGATCCATCATCAATCATTTTACCAATAACATCATCTCCAAAATAAATTTGAAATTTACCATTTCTATGTTCTTGTAAAAAATAAACTTGTGACTCAGCAGTAACATCTAAAATATCAGTTACTTGATTATAAACAACAGTTTGTGTATTTGATGCAGAAGGCTTAACAGAAATTTTAATTGTATTTGTATCAACATTAGCATCAGGAATAACAAACGACTGTTTTGGATTTGCTGAATTATTTTGTGTATATTGATATGTTACCAGTTGTCCTTCATAGAATTCTATATCCTCAAAGAAGTAATTTTGACCACTTTTTGTAACAGTTACGTCATCTAATAATACAAAATTGTAGGTAGAATTGTCAATTGCATTTGAACCAAAAGAAAATCCTCTTGGCATAGTAATACTATCTGCTGTTGTTGTGCCACTATTTAAAACTACATTACAAGTAATTCTAGGCGCTGTAATAGAATAAGGAGTATATCCTAAAGTTTTTGCATGTGATACAACTGAATCTCTAAGAATGGCAGAATCTAAAAACGATTCGTTAGCTACCATGTTTAAATAGTATGCATTATAATGTGTATTGTAAGCTAAAACATCTAATAAAACACTAAGACCTGATCCCTCAAAGTTATAGTCTGTGAATTGTGATTGTTGCTGTAAAAAAGACTTTAGGTTTTGTTTGATTGAATCAAAGTCTAATTCAGCAATTTCTAAACGGTTTGTTGCCATTATCTTGCCCGTTCAAGGAAAAATTTAATTGTTACTGGATCTGTTCTGTTAATAATATAGAATTCAAGATTTATTTTATAACCATTGTTATCATAGTCTGGAATCAATTGTAGTTTTGAAGTTGAAACCCGAGGTTCAAAGTTACCAATAATTGTTTCCATCTCTCTTTGTATAGCCGCAGAAGACACATTGTCTAATGGTTCAAACAATAGTTTTTTGAGGTTACTGCCAATTTCTGGTTGAAATGGTTTTTCGTAGTGGCCAAGAGACATTAAATTCTTTAAAGAATTAATAACTGCATACTCAGCAACGTGTTTATTAATATCCTTTTTAATAGGATGTATCTTAAACGATAAGTCTAAGTCTCTATATTCTCTCGAAATGTTTGTATTTACATATGCCATAGCTTATTTATAACTTACTTTTGAGTTTATCTGTGCCAACAAAATTATCTATTAGATGTAAAGAAATCTTTGATAGACTATTAAACTTTGAAATCTGATTGAACTTAGTCATAGTTTCCATAGATTTTCTAAAGAAGTTTATATCGTGATTATATCTGTCATTGATAAGATTATAGCAAGTTGTTACATCTGTCTGAATTGTACTAATTTGAGTTGCCGATAAATTTGTTGTATAAGTGTAAGTTGGAGCATCTTCATTACCACCTACTTGGATAGTAATGCTATTCTTAATTCTTAATGCACCATCATTAATCTTAATCACCAATACACCAATTTCATCACCAATAAACAGACTTGTAAATGCACCGAGTGCAGCTGATGCATCATTTTGACCATCATATCTGCTTGTTAGTTGCATCATGTATTCACCAATTGCCAAACCACTATTAAAATCTGGAAATGATGCGCTGGTTGATGCAGTCACACCAGAAATATTATTTGTATGTTTAACGAACAATTCAATAATTCCAGTAGTGTGTGTTGTAACAATTGGCGGATTTTCAGCATCACCAGTTGTTACATCATAACCAGCTATTAGTCCAGCTGTGGTTTTAATAGTTTCCAAACCAGTTACAGCATATGATGATGTGTACATTGTGTTGGCAGCATTTCTAATTTCTGTTGAAATTGATGCCATTGGATTTTGAAAATATCCCCCAATATCATTATTTGCAACAGCATCGAATTGCCATTTTTTATACATCGATGGTTGTTTTTTAAGAGTTTTTCCAATGTCACCATATGGATCTAAAGCTTGTTGAAACTTCTCGTTACTAAAATTTAATCCTAAATTATCTATAAGTCTTGGCATAGTATCCTCATAATGCTAAAGTTGTAAACGAACCTGTGACGATGTTATGTCCACAGGTCTCAAAATCACCCATATGTACGGCGGGGATGCCATTGAACAGTACCATTCCAGGAGATGGTATTGCAAATCCTGGAAAAATAAATGGTCCGTGCGGGTGCGGCGATGACATAGAACCAGCAATCAAAGCTGGTCTTCCATTCGCAAGAATGTTTGGATGTGGGAATCCATGAATTCCTCCACCCCAATTAACATCACCCATGCAAGCTATTGGTCCTGGCATATTATACTTTCATTGATTAATTAATTCTTCATTATCTTTAATTCCTATACTAGCTAAAGGCGCAATTTTAGCTTGATTATCCGCATAGAAATTTTTCCATGAAGTTGTAATTCCATCTTTAATTATAGTTTTAACATCATCTAATGTAGAACCATTTTGTCTAGCTTCAAGAGCAGAATTAGCAACTTTATCGATAACATCATCTTTATTTTGAAACACCCATTCATCAGCAACTTTATTTGCGGAATCAGCTAAATTTTCTTTACCATCTTCTGCTAAACCAGAAGCGCTTTCTCTGATTGCGGAAACATATCCATCATATGTATCTGATAAATTAGCTTTTACTTCATCTAAAATTCCAGTATTTTTAATACCTCTAGTGAATGCATCAGAAACACCTTTTGCACCAGAATTTACTACACCACTAACAGCTGCAGCAGCTTGACCTGGAATCGCTTTTGCTTGATTCAACATAGTAGAACCAGTTGCAAAAACAGCTTGTGCAGCTGCAAATTTATCTTTTAGAGATGCATTTGGATCTGATAGTATATCAAATTTACCTTCTAAAACAGTCAAATTAGCTTTAAGTGGACCTGTTATATTATCAACAGAACCTTGCAATTGGTCTGAAATATTAGTTGATAAACCACTCAACTGGTCTTGTATATTAGCAATCATTTCTTCAGCTTTACCGGTAATGTTTTCAACAACACTTGCTGCTTGATCCGCATCAACTAAATTAAAAAATTCTTCATTAGTCAGTTCGTTTACATTATCGAGTTCACCAACATTACCTAAGTTAGCTTCAATTGAGCCTAAACTTTCAGAAAGTGTATCAGAAACATTTTCACCAATTGTCGAAACTTCATCGGCAAGATTTTCAACAGAGATATCTACACCACCCAATGGATCAATAGCGCCATCTATTAGACCATCATCAAAACCCTCTATGGGTTCAATTTCCACCCCAGCTGGATCAATACCTTCTGGGTCTAATCCAGGATCACCCCCAACAGGTGCACCAAGTAGATTAATTAATGATCCGTTAATGTTTGTAAGTCCAGTCGAACCCATAGTCAAAGCTGTAGTTCCAGTAATAGATGTTACGAGCATTCCACTAACTTTTGTCGTCAGTCCACTAACTGATGTTTGTTGTGAAGTTAACCCTCCAACAGAAGTCTTAGTTGTTCCAGAAAGAGAAGCTGACATACCTTTTGCAGAGAATGAATCACTAGCATTTAAACTGATAGTTTTAGCTTTAACACTAAAAGCACCATCTGCGGAAAATGATATATTCTTTTTAGATTTAAAACTAATATTACCATCAACCTCTACAGTCATATTGCCTTGTACATAAAGACTGTAGTTACCGCCAATTGTATCGTTTTTGTTTTTTACAATTTTAAAAGCGCCAGAACCATCTGCTTGCAATTCAATGTAACTACCTTCTCTATGATATAAATGAACTCTTTCTTTTTTAGGAGTATCATCAAATTCCATCGCATGACCAGATTCAGATTCATATACATTATTATATGGATATTTTGCAGCGTAAGTTGGATCTAATTCAAACGGTCCAAGCTTATTAGTTTTTTTAGTTTGAACAATTGTTTTACCAATACTGTCAGAATCATTTCGTGCAAGTCTTGATGTTGTTGGTTCATCCAAAACTCTAGGATAGTTTGTTGGATTCTCACCTGGTTTTACTGGCGCATTTTTTAATTGCGTTGTAGTTCTAGGGTCATTAAAACCTTGTTGTGGATTAGCTGCACTCAAAGGAATGCCAGGCAAAACACCCATCATAACTGGACTTTGAGCACTTTCTCCATCGATAAAGAAACCAACAACCATATCACCTTCTTTTGGTGCATATGGATTAGTATTGTTTATCGGTGTCATTTGTTGTGACCAAGGAAGATGTTTTGTAGGCAAATCAGTTTTACTGGGAGAGTGCCACCCAACAATTCGAACTCTACATCTTCCTAATTTTAATGGATCTTGTCTATCTTCGACAACACCCATCCACCAAACAAAACCATTTAATCCAGCAAAATCTTTATTCATATTTAAAATCCTGTCCAATCTCCATAGTCTACTGACGCCTCTTTAAACTCAGGGTTAGCTGAAGGTGTATAAGGCATGTCACTAGAATCTCTTGCCACTTCAAGAAGTGTTTCGTGTCTATCATATCTTATGATATGCCTTGTTCCAATAATAACATATTTACCATACAATGTTCTATCATAGTTATCACCACCAGAACAGAAACCACCATCATCATGTGTAGCACGATTAGGTATCTTTAAAAATAAACTAAAACCAGAACTAACAGCGAAATTACCAGGAAGTACTACACGAACTCTTTGTTGTAATAGATTCTTTAAAATAGCTTTACGTTGAAAAATAAAATTCTGTGTATCCTGTAAAGTATTAATAGAATTTGGATCGTTCTTCTTTATATATTGACTGTATTTTTGACCTTCACTAAAGATAGATAATGTCTTTCTAGATCCATATGCCTCAAATGACAATTGATTATTCCTATTCAAAATACCACCTGGCAAATTTGGCGTATCATTACCATGACCCATTTTATCTTGTATATCAGAAAATGTAATATTTTTACTTTCTACTTTACGACAAATAGGATCGAATCCAATAAATTGACCAGCAGCAACACCAGATTGTGTAGAATCTATTAAATCATATTGTGATATAACTTTAACATCTCTTGCACCAGTTAATTCATCACCAACAGAATCGGTTATGTTTTTTGGATCAAAGTTAACTGTAAATAATTCTTCAGCTTGTGATAAAGTTGATAATGAAACAAAATTAAATCCGTTTCTATTTTGAAAAAATAGAAAATCTGGTACATATTTTTCATTTACAGCTCTTTTGGACATCCACTCTATAGCTTGTAGTGGTGTTATATTTGGAACAACAAAGTCTTTAATACCATATGAAAAATCATAAAATGATTTAGAAAAAGAACTATGTGGAATTTTCAATTTATCTTGCATAATTTTAAGTGCAATTTCGGTATATGTTCCATTATAAACTTGATTTAATGTTTGTTGTTCAGATAAAAAATATTCATCAGAAACAAAATGTAGGTTATACATCTCACTTGTTTGATTAATATTTTTTCTATCGGCAAGTTTGTATATTCTAAATGATTTTCTAAATCTCAATTCATCTTCATCTTTACCAATATCAATTTCTATAAACTCACTACCATCAAGAGATAGTTTACTAGCTAATCCGTTAGCATCAGTAATTAATATTTGACCAGAAATACAAGGTTGAAGAATCGAATCAAAAATGCTCAATTCTTCAAATATACCTTGTATATTTAATTTGCCACCTTTTGTAACAATATTGAGTTCATTTATTTTAAACTCGGTGGTTTCTGAAATACTAAATGCCATAATTAATTAGTCGTACCTGTTGTCGAAGAAAGTCTTTTTATTTCTTGATCCAAAGGATATATAAACTCTTTTTTTAGTAATTTGATTTTTCTTTTTTCTTCATTAGTATCAAATTCATAATCATAGTATGTTCTTGTTTCTTTGGTCAATTCAATAATGACAGAATTACCATCAGATAAATTTAATCCTGTTGTGTATATTGATGTATTTGCATATGTGTTGGCATCTGTTTCTGTTTTATCAATTGTGATACCACCAGTTGATAGTGTTCTCGTTTGTAATATAAAATAATTTTTAATGTTACTTTTTGCCCAAGTAACACCAGTTTGCCCCAAAGAACTATTTGCATTCACAGAATATTTTTCTTCGATGAATTTAATTGTTGTTGCTTGATTCATTGGCCATTCCCATTGAGGATCAAGAATATCATTAATCAACAAAACAGCCCAATGTTTTTCCGGTGAATCATAAAACTTTGATGCTATGATTTCCGGAGTATCACTATCTTTTATATCATATTGGTAATATGCAACTGAATTTTCTTTTAATGCAGCTTCGAATTTAAATCTAACTATGAGATTTGTTATTGTATCTAAACTTTTAGAATCAAGTTTAGGATAGTAAAATGTTTTTGGAAAATATCTAAAATATCTTGCCATGATTTATTATGCTCCCATATTACTATTTGTTGACGATGGACGTTTGTATGAATCTTTAGTCATAATTTCAGTTTCTTCAAAACCCAATACCAATCTAATAGCAACAGGCATACCAGTACGACCGAGTTTTGGCTTACCAAAATCTGCTGGTGATTCATATGCGGACCATCCATCCGGTGCATAATCTATATCAATACTTTTTAATACACATGTTGTGATTGGTGGTATATTTGGATTTTCTCCACCATTATAATAAAACTTAATATCAAATTCGGATGGTGGTACTAAAAAGAATCCACCTGAATTTGATTTTATTTCTGGTGCTTGATGAAATCTAAGTCTTTCTAATATGTTTTGTACTTCAGTTGCTTCTTTTTCATCTCTTGGATAAAACAAAAAAGAGAAATTGAAAGTTCTAAATTTTGGAGAAGCATAAATCATCTCCATCATTGGATTCATAGCAAGTCCAGTACCAGCGGCAAATAAAACTTTACCCAAATCACCTTTACTTTTTGCTAATGCAGCTGCAGCAAATGGAGTTAAATTCTTTACTATATTTTTACCCTTCTCCCCATCAGGCGAACTCTTATAAGCATCTATAGCAGATGCTCCAGCTGAAAGAGCACCAACCGCAGCGTCACCAATTTTTGGTGTCGAGTATTCCTGGTTGTATACATAATTTAAAGTATCTGGCATATAAAGAGCAATAGTATCTGTTGTTCTTTGAATAGTTCTAGTAAAAGAAGTGCTTGAGATACCAGCTACAATAGATTTAATTTCATTTGCGAATTGCTGTGATGAACCTATTAATTCCTTAAATGCATTAGCACCATTACCATTACCTAAAACGCTACTAATACCAGACACTACTTTATTTCCTAAAAAACCAGATATCGCAGATCCAACACCAGTTTTTTCAGCTTTACTAATTAAATCAGAAGCAACACCAAGAATTGAAGCCGCACTACCACCAATATTTGTAGCACCTCTAGCCGATTGTAACGCAGTTCTTTGAGAAATTACTGTTGGCTGGTCGCTTGTTGTAGTGCCTTTAAATTGTGTTGCACGTTGTTCATTGATATGGATCACCATGTAGTGACCTTTGTCATAACTACCTAGGTCTATAGGATATCTGAAAGTGTTAGATTCATACACAGAACTTTCTAATGCTCTGAGTGGTCCACCCACTTTACTATTTTTATTACTGTTAAAAGTTATGTCTGTTAATGAAAAAAATGCCATTTTCTGCCTTTTAGTTGACTAGATATATTTATGTCATATCGAGGAACATTTACCCCTAAAAACACATCAAAGTACAAAGGGAACGCAAGTAATATTATTTACCGTTCTTCTTGGGAATTGAGAGTGATGAAATATTTGGACGAGAATCCAAACGTAATCTGGTGGGCGTCCGAAGAATTGCCAATACCATATGTGTCACCAGTTGACAAAAAAGCACATCGTTATTTTCCAGATTTTATTGTACATCTAAAACTGAAAGGTGGCAAGACCATTACCTATATATTAGAGGTCAAGCCAGAAGCGCAAACTAAAAAACCCACACAAAAAAGACGAACAAAGAACTATATTCAAGAATCTATAACGTATGCTGTTAACCAAGAAAAGTGGCGAGCTGCCGATTTGTTCTGTAAAGAGCATGGTTGGGAGTTCAAATTGATAACTGAAAAAGAACTTGGCATTTGACATAAATATACGATGGCATATCTTTTAGACAGAATAAATCAGTCCTTGCAAAAAGAAGGACTAACACCTCGCACAAATAAAGCGAGAACATGGCTTCGTGCCAAAATTTCAGACTTGAATCCATCAAGACAAAACTTAATGACGGATCGTCAACGATTAAGAGATAGTACTATTATTGGCAATATGTACTTCTACTTTTACGATCCAAAAACAAAGAATTCGTTGCCATACTACGATAGGTTTCCTTTGGTACTCCCAATAGAACAATACCCAGACGGTTTTCTAGGATTGAATTTACATTACATTCATCCAAAGCAACGAATACTTTTGTTAGATAAGTTGAGTCAATATGCTTCAGATAGTCGTTATGACAAGAACACAAGATTGAAATTGAGTTATGCAGCTTTATCTTCTGCATCAAAGGCATTCGAAGCACAACCATGTATTAAAAGATATTTGTTCTCTCATGTACAGTCTAGATTCTTACAGATATCTGCTGATGAATGGGACATAGCGTGTTTGTTGCCAATGGAAAGTTTTGTTGGTGCAAGTACAAGTAAAGTATACTCAGATTCTAGGAAAAAATTCTAATGTCATTTTCACCGCAATTATTCTTAGCTAATGTTAAAGCTAAAGACGGTTTAGCTAGACCATGTCGCTATGAAGTTATACTTCCAATTCCACAATATATCAATGATTTTGTATCATCAAGTCTTATGGAAAAAATATTAAATGCACCAAATGCATTTTTTACAGATATTACAGATGCAATTAAAAATTTATTTGGTGCGACTGGTGAAAAACAAGATCCACAATCAAAAACAGCTAATGCTTCTATGTCAAGATATTTGGCATTACAATGTGAGTCTGCTGAGTTGCCAGGAAGAACAATACAAGCTCAAGATGTGAAAATATATGGTCCAACTTTTAAAGTACCTTTTCAAACACAGTTCCAAGAAACAACATTAACATTTTTATGTACTAATGAATTCTATGAGAGAAAGTTGTTTGATAATTGGTTGGAATGTATTATGCCTTTAGATACAAACAATTTAAGATTTGCTAGAGGTGAAAGTACTAGATATTTAACTAATATTAAAATCATTCAGTATGATGATTTTATCAAACAAATATATGCAATAGAATTGATGGATGCTTTTCCAATATCAATCTCATCTCAGCCATTAAGTTGGACTGATGACGGATTTCACAGAGTTACAGTTCAATTTGCATTTCAAAAAACTAGAATCGTATATGATGGTCAATATGATTTAGCAGCTGCAGCTACGGCCTTATTTGGAGTAGCAGGTTCAAGATTATTCGATAAGGCACAAAGTTCAATTGCAAGTGCTATCGGAAAAATTATTTTTTAACTAAGTGAGGATATAATATGGGTTTACCAAAACTTGACACGCCAATTTATGAAACAACATTAATTTCAACAGGCAAAAAAATTAAATTTAGACCGTTTCTTGTAAAAGAACAAAAACTATTTTTAATGGCTTCTCAATCAGAAGATGCAAAAGAAGTTGTAAGTACAATCAAACAAGTATTATCTAATTGTATATTGGATGATATTGACATTAATAGTTTACCAACTTTTGATTTGGAACATTTGTTTGTTCAGTTAAGGGCTAAATCTGTTGGTGAAGTTGTTAATCTTAGATATTCGTGTAATAACAATGTAGAAGACAAAGATGGTGGAACTAAAGTGTGTGGTGGAACAGTAAAGATTGATTTAAATCTTTTAGAAATTAAACCAACTATAGACCCAACACACTCAAGTAAAATTGAATTGTCTGCAAAAATGGGTATTGTTATGAAATATCCAAACTTTGATATTGTAGAAAAATTGAATATACAAACGCAGGCTGAATTATTAAATTTAGTAACTGCTTGTATTGATTACATTTATGATGCGGAACAAATTTATCATGCAAAAGATGTTAGTGCAGATGAATTAAATGAATTCATTGAAGAAATGCAACAATCAGATTTAGAAAAAATTCAAAAGTTTTTTGAAACAATGCCACGATTACAAACTAAACATGATTTTAAATGTGTAAAATGTGGATATCAAGAAAATATTAGTATCGAAGGAATTCAAAATTTTTTCGGGTAAGTCTTTCCCACGATAGTTTGGGTAATTATTATGAAACGAATTTTGCTTTGATGCACCATCACAAGTATAGTTTGACTGAATTGGATAATATGTTACCTTGGGAAAGACAAGTTTATATTGATATGTTGGTGAATTTTTTAGAAGCAGAAAAAGAACGATTAAAAGCTCAACAGCAAGCGAGAAAATAAATGGCAGATAAAAAGTCCAGATTAGCAGAAATTTACAAGAGTGAAAAGACCACCGGTGGTGGTTTAACATCAACTTTGGGTAAAAGATTTAAAGAAAAGTTTGATCCTAGACAGATGTTTAATCAACAAGGTTTCATGGCTGCTCTTTTGCCTTCAATCTTTAAAGCTTATAAAGCACCAACACTATCATCAAAATTATCTCCAGCATTAAGTCCTACTGCAAGTAGTGGAGTTAGTGGACTATCGAATGAAAAGCTTGATATTTTAATAGCGCAATCAAAAGACATTAAAATAAATTCCACAATTGTCGCAAAAAATTCTATGTCTAATAATGCAATGGCAAGAGACATGAATTTAATGAGACAGAATATATTTCAACTTGTTAAATTAAATAAAGGAGAACCAACAAATAAAGCTGACATGTTTTTTAAACATGCAGGTAAAAGAGATAAAGAATACAAATCGAAATTCAAAAAAGAAAGTAAAGTAGCTAATAACACAGCACCTACAAAAACTGGCGATACTGGAAAATCAGAAGGTCTTTTAGGTGTTGGGGGTGCATTAGGTGGTGCATTGGGTGGTTTAAGTAAGGGTATTGGAATAGCATCTAAACTTGGTGGTCTTGGGCTTGGACTTGCCGCATTCTTAACTGCCTTGGGTGGCGCTGCTTGGGCTATAGATAAACTTGGTGGTATGTCTGGATTAAAAGATGTGTTAACTAATTTAGCTGAAGGCCTTGGTGCATTTAGTGGCGGAAGTTTAGTTGCACTTGGTGCGTTATTTGCTGGAAGTATGTTGTTTGGTGGTGGAACAAAAGGACTCAATATAGCAGTAGTTGGTGTTGGTATAGCAGGATTTTTAACTGCATTAGGTGCCGCTGGAGCTCTCGTTGATGCAATGGGTGGAAGTGGTGGCATTAAAACTTTATTAACAGATTTAGCTGAAGGTCTTGGTGCGTTTAGTGGCGGAAGTTTAGTTGCATTAGGTTCTTTATTTGCAGCTGGTGCTATATTTGGTGCTACTGGATTAGCAGGAAAAACAGCATTAGGAATTGGAGCTATGGGTGTTGGTATTGGCGCATTTTTACTTGCATTAGGTGGCGCTGCGGCCATTATTGATTTGTTTGGTGGTGGACCAAAACTTAAAGATTTATTACTTAATGTAGCTGAAGGCCTTGGTGCATTTAGTAATGGTAGTTTAATTGCATTAGGTTCTTTATTTGCAGCTGGTGCTATATTTGGTTCCACCGGACTAGCAGGACCATCTGCACTAGGAATCGGAGCTATGGGTGTTGGTATTGGCGCATTTTTACTTGCATTGGGCGGTGCTGCAGCCGTTATTGATTTGTTTGGTGGTGGACCAAAACTTAAAGATTTATTAATTAATTTAGCTGAAGGTCTCGGGGGATTTAGTGGACTTGATGGTATGCACTTAGGAAAATTAGCTCTTGCAATTCCAACTTTTGGTGCTGCTATGTTAGCATTTTTTAGTTCTGCTGGTATTGGTGGCATAGTAAATTCACTTGCCGGTGGTATGAAAGGATTAATTGATTTTATTTTTGGTAATGAAAAGAAAAGTCCAATGCAAAAACTTTCTGAAGATTTGCAGTTATTTCAAAATATTAATGGAGATAATTTATCTAAAATAGGCCAAGGTATGAAAGACTTGGCATCTGGAATGTTAGGTCTTGCTAAGTTAACAGATGAAGATTTAGCAAAAGTTTCCAAAGCCTCTGTTCTTGCGAAAACTATGGGTGGAACAGGTGGTGTTCCACCCTCATCAGTAGCACCAGCACCTACAGGAACAACTACACAAGCAGCATCAGATGCTAGAGCGTCAGCAGCAGCAACTGATCCAAGAAGAACTGATATTCCTCAAACATCGCCAACTCCATCTAAAGGTGGATCATCAACAACACCATCAGGTGGGGGGAAAAATCCTTTATTAGATATGATAGCACAAGGTGAATCTTCTGGTGCTGGTGGTTATAATGCGATGAATCAAGGGACACCAGGTGGAGGACCAGTTATAGGTTCTGGTGATTCACAAAAAATTATTCAAAAGAAATTAACAGATATGACTGTTGGTGAAATAATGGATAAAGGTGCAAAACCAAATGATGATGCAGCTAAGAGAAAAGAAAATGGATTAATTTTTGCAGCAGGTAGATATCAAATTATACCAAAAACACTAGAAGGTTTGGTTAAACAAGGTGTTGTATCTAAAGAAGATAAGTTTAATGAAGAAACACAAGATAAATTAGGAATGGCTTTAATAAATGGAACAGGAGCAACAAAATTAGCTGAAGGTGGTAATTATGAAGAAGCTCAAAACGCACTCGCAAAAGTTTTTGCTTCTGTTCCTCTTGCCACAGATATTGGTAATAAAAAAGCAGGACAATCTTTTTATCAAGCTCCTGGCCAAAATCACGGTAATTCTAAATTAGATGTTAGAGGTGCATTAATGGCATCTGTAAGCACTTCATCACCGAATCAATCTGCTGCTACTTTAGTACCAAATGCACCTTCATCAGCAACAACATTAGCTGCAGCTACAACAGCTGTTTCACAAGAAAAAATGACTTTAGCTTCAGCTGCACCAGTTGTTAATAATATTACTAATAATAATGTTAATAATTCAACAAGCGGTGGTGGTAGTGGTTCATCAGCACCATCTACAGCCTCTGTCTATGATGATTTATTTGCTAAACTTGTAGAAAGAGCTCTTGCATAAAAAATCCCGCCGAAGCGGGATTTAATCACGGTAAGAAAGTTTACTCTTGTTCTGCAAGAGACTTAAAGTAATCTAAATCTTCATCATCAGCATGTAGAGGTTTATTCAATACGGATGTATCATCTTTCAATGTTGCGATTGAGTCTTCAGCCTTTGATTTAACGATTGGTGCACCATCAAATCCAAGAACCTTTTCAAGACGGGTCTTGAGTTGGTCATAAGGTTTAAAGTTCTTACGTTCTGTGAAATCTTTGAGAGAATATTCTTTCTTCCAAAGTTCTTCAAGTTTATCATCATCACCATTTAACAATGCAGACGCATCAGCAAATTCTGATTTGTCATAATTGCGATAGCCTTCAACATTACGAATCTTCAACTTGAAGTTAGCGCCTTCCCACAAGTCAAATGGATTGACTGGTGTTTCATCAGCGAATTCAGGATTCATAGCCTCTGTAATCTTATCAAAGATTTTCTTACCAAACTTATACAGTCTGATTTGACCTTCGTTTGAAGGATTACTTGGGTCAGAAATAACAAGAATGTTTGCAACATAACTTAACTTGCGTTTTTGTTTACGAGCAACATCTTTGTTAGCTTCAACACCAGAGTTCCATAATGTATTGTTGTGTTCACACACAGGACACTTCTCATTCAAAGTGGTTAAACAGTTATCAATAAACCATCCACCAGGACCTTGAAATCCATGAGAGAAAGTGCGAACCCAAGGAAGAGCATCATCACCATCAATTGACGGTGCAGGAAGAAAACGAATAACAGCCATGCCGTTACCAGCTTTGTCTACTTCTGGTTGCCAGAAGCGTGTATCTTCTTTGGAGTTTGAGTCAGCAGTACCTGTTGAGGTTGCTTCAACTGCTTTA